TGTAGTTCTCACCCTGTACTTGTAGTTGTGATACTTTTTCAAACTCTGTAGGTTGTGGTGGTTGTGGTGGTGGCATAGACTGCATACCCACATCTGGATCCGTAAAGAACAGACCAGTATTTTTTAAACCAGCGTTTTCTACTATTTTGGAAAGTGTGTTGTAAATATTTCTCAGGTTCACCATTGGACCAGCAGGTGTTCCCTGTAGTTCTAATGCCTTTAATTGTGTTTGTAATATGTTGTTTAGTATAGATAATTGTTGATCTCTTGATCCAGTACCTAAACCTACATTGATGGTTACGTTACATCGGTTACGCCATTCCATAGGTCTGAAAGGAACAAACTTATTTCTAATTTTAATTATACGTTCTTTGTCTTGATGTTTTACAACAAGCTCAAATATCTTATGGAACATATCTTTCACGCCAGTTTCAGCGAAGATACGTGCAATCAACTCAACTCTCATTTGTGCTTGTGTTAAAATAACATTTACACCAGTTGCTGTTTTGTTTAGCGAATCAGCATCCATACCTTGTGAGTAACGTGTGATACCTGTACGTTGTTCTCTAACAGTGTCGAGGTATTCAAGTAAAGGAAAGGCTTGTTGATTAATGGTCTGTGTTTGCATCGGCATCATAACCTGCCCAGGTGCGCCTTTTGTTCTAACCACACCACCAGGTCTGTTAGTCAACAAGTCATCAAGATTAACTTGACCATCCATTACTGCAACTCTGTTGTTGTTTGTCAGATACATATTATCCAACAACTGTCTCATTACTGTAGACTTGATTAGTTGTAAATCTTCAGTCATTTCAGAAACTGATCTACCAAAGAATCTGTGAGGAACCATGATCGGTGTTACAGATACAAACGGTACACTATCGCAAAGTTCGTCATCAAGAATAACATAGCCACCGATACCTGCCATTGTAATCTTTCTTAACTTTGCTATACCGTCACCTTCTACATCTATTTTTGAATAACACTCAAACACAGTGATTTCATCTGTTGATGCTTCACCTGCGTTGCTTTCGTAATCGTAATCTAGATTTCTATATCGTGTTATTTTTTCTTCGTTAAATTTATCTGCAACATCTGTAGGTAGTTTATCAATAACTTCAGGATCAAACCCTGCTTCAATTAATTGTGTTCTTGTTTGCGTTGTCCTGTGTGCAACAAAGTTTGCATCTTGAATACTTTTTGCTCTACGTTCTATTAAAAACTCTTCTGGTGGTATGGCTTCTATTTTTACTTTACCGTATGTTTGTGTTCTTGTAATGACAACATCATGTAGGTTTGCAATCGGTGCAGCATCTATTTGTTGTAGCACCATAGGATCTTGAGTTTGTTCTTTTAGTTTTTCTTTTTGCTCTTCTGCAAACTCATCCATGTACTCAGAGTGTTGTTTAACTTCTACACCAGGCTCATCAAGCAACATTGTGTACTCATCGTCACTTAATTTTTCATAAGTTTCTTGTTCTGATTTTTCAGATGTGTCCCAATATATTTTTGCGATACCATTCTTTTGTATTAAGGCATCTTTGAACAGTGTGTATAGTGCAACAAAACCATCGTTATCTTTGTTGAATACGTAATTCAAATAGTCAGTAGCTTGTTTTGCAACCTCTTCGTCTTCTTGTGAAACTGGATCACAACGCACTACGTCATCACTTGCAGCAAATGTTCTTAGTAATGTTGGGAGTATGGACTCAATAACATCACTGACATCTGTAGATACAACTTGTGATCTGCCTTCTTGTTCGTTTCCAAAGGGTTCACCAAAGTAATACTCTAGTGATTTTTGTCTTTGATTTGTAATATCAGAACCAATATATCCTAGTGAAGCCTGTATTTCTGATTGTAATACTGCTGCTATTTCTGGTTCTGTTAAAGGTTTTCCTTTTGCCATTATACTATATACCTTGTATCAATATTTATTTCTGTTGCCCATTGACTAGCTGTTCCAGGATCAATCGCACATCCGTAACGAAATGCGTCTGCACCGTGTGAAGACCAATCATGCAATGGTTTGTTTTTAAATGTCTGCATCCTATCGTCATACTCTTTACGGTATTGTCGCAAACATTCAATACCTGCTTTGCATTTATTTTTATCGAACCAACAATCATCAAGGGTATTTCTTACCGACTCGATACCATGTTGAACTTCTAATTTAGGACATACATCAAAATTAATACCAAGCTCTCTTGCTACTTCTAACCTTGATTTACCTGTTCCTAATTCTCTAGCAACAATATCGTGAGGCGCTATGTGCCTACCATAATTGTATGCTTTGTCTTCTAAAACATTCGCATAATGTGCAAGTGCTTCACCAGAGGTTTCGTAGTAATCTATCAAACGTATCTCTGTTCCGACTCTTTGAGCAAACCATATAGCGGTGGAATCACCGATACCTAAGTCCCACCATGTTTCTACATCTATGTTTTTATCGTATTCTACATCCGTTATACGGTTATCTTTTTCAGCTTTCTGTATTTGCTTACCGTAATAAGCACCAGATACAGCAGCTTGAAAACTACATTCAAACTCTTGTTCGTATTGATCTTCTGGCATAGTCAGACGTGCTTCGTCTAACTCATCGTCTGGTATCACTTGTGTTTCAGAAGCTCGATACAAGACTGCTTTCCAATCACCGCCTCTTCTTCTTGCAAGGTCGTACACATCCCAAAACTGATTATGTCCCATCGGTGTTCCAATAAAGATAACATAACCTAGTTTGTCTGATATGGCTGGTCTTACAATCTCTGTCCATGTACGAGGTGACATAAGAGCAAACTCGTCAAGACAAACGCCATCAAATCCTAATCCCCTCAAGGAGTCAGGGTTGTCAGCGCCAAATATTTGTATGCGTGATCCATTCCAGAGATCAATTTTCAATTCAGTTTCATGCTTGCTACCACCAAGTTTCATTAAAGGCTCTGTGTATTCTTTTAAATAGTCGTAAGCGACTGCCTTACCTTGTCTGTATGTTGGTGCTATATATGCAAGTCTTGCGTTTGGTTTTTCACAGGCTGTAATAATCAAATGATTCACAGCAAAAACTGTTTTACCGAACCTACGATGACAACATATTACGTTAAATCTTTTTAGATTGTTATGTAGTTGTTGTTGTAATGGTCGTGGTTCATAAGGTATTTCAATATCCATTAATTAACAATTTTGTTTATATAATTTTGTGTTTCTTTTGGCAACTCATCAAACTTACCTCCAGCATCGAGCCATTTATCTGTTTTACCAGGACCCATATTGTAAGCTGCTAAACTATTGACAATGTTATTGTCGTATTTTTTCATCATTGCGTTGAGATACTCAGTTCCAAAACGTACATTCTCAACAGGATCAAAGGGATCTTTCAGTGGCTTGACACCAAAGCCTGGATCTTCTGCGGTCTTATCCATAATTTGCATAAGACCTTTTGCGCCTGTTCTTTCGTTTACAGCATTTGGATTGTTTGAACTCTCTGTCATAATGATCTTTGGTATTAAAGATTCAATGGTTGGAGTTCTTTGTTCTAACAGTCCTGTGTATTGATAGGGTAAGTTCGCACTGATGACTTTGTTTATCTCGCTGAGTAAACCTCTAATCACGCTTCTTTCTCCACCCAATAGTAACAGCGACAGGCTTATCACTATCACCACTGACAGTAGAATTAACTGACGATAACCTTGAGTGTACATACGGTGCAGCCCTTTCAGCAGCCCACATCTTTCTTTCAGGGCTTGATGCTTTGTTGTTTAGAACTCTGAGCATATATTCCAGAGGTGATGCTTCACCTTTACCTAGTGCTTTTTCTAAGCGTTCTCGTTTCGTACCAGCTTTAACGCCTCTTGGTCTGCCAGCACCTTCTCTTTTACCACCGTGCTTCATGCTCTTTTGTTTCCATATAGTTTTTTCATAATATTTCCTATAGATGCGGTAGAGTATTTCTTTTGTACTCCTTTACCCAACACCCCTTTTTGATCGAAGAATACATTTTTCCTTCGTGGTTGTCTTAACCTAGATTGCCTTTGCAATTTCCGTACAATTCTTACGAGTTCTTTTTGATTCATCTTACCAATTCTTGCAAGACCAATATCTTGCGGTTAATTTTCCTGGTGGTGATGTATCACACTTATGCCTAGCCCTAAATGACTTACGTCTTTTCGGTTGTGCTTTCTTTATGGATAAGTTTGGATCACCATACCGTATTAATTTTACTTGTTTGCCCTGTTTTGCAAGTACAGCAAACTTTTTTGACTTATTTGGTGTTCTTTTGGGCTTATTGTAGCCTGAAAATCGTTCACCACGATAATTTATGGTCATTAGACCATGAACTTTCGTTTTTTCTCCTGCATTTTCTTCAAATCTTTAAGTTTTTTGAAGTCAGCGCCAGTAATTTTGTTCTTTGGGTCTGCAAGACGAGCTATTTTCATTTGTTTTTTACTAAGTTTTCTTGGCATTACGTTTTTTCCTTGCAAAAGTTGCTACATTTGTTGGTTTTCCACCGACCCCTTGTGCTTTTGATCGCTTTCTTGAGACTGCGGACTTAATTTGTGAAGCGGTCATGCTTCTTGCTTTGGATCTGGGTACGCATTTGGGGTATTTGCGTTTAGAACCCTTTGCAGACTTACGCCCACAGGCTTGAAACTTACCTTTTTTTTTCGGTGCGCCTATATCAACCCAATCCCCTTTTGGTCCTTTGCCAAACCATGCAGTTAATCCTCCTGTTGGTTTAGCCATTACTTGCTCCTATAACCGCCACCACGTTTCTTGTATGTACGTACAAGCCATGCGTTAGCATAAGCTGAAGGATAGACCTTAAACTTTCGTTTTGCTTCTGACTTGACACGTGAGTACAAGGCTTTATTTGTGGGTACTGCCTTTTTAGCCATTAACCCATCATTATTAAAAGACCTTTTTTCTTCTTATTGGTCTTTTTCTTAGCTGTTTTTTTGTTCATTTTCTTTTTTGAACGCTTTTTCATTCCTCTTGCCATATAGCCTCCTGTATGATTGTCTAAGTTTTACGGTGTCAGTGTAATATTCCTGACTCCAGTTGTTATAATATCCAATACTTTCTAGATGAGCTGATGCCTCTTCTAGTTCACTAAATGGCTGGATAAGTACCATAAAGAATTCGTTGTCTGGCT